CCTTTGGCAAACCACCCATACTCAACGCCTTCCAAAGCGGCGACGTCAAACATACGATTATCCGCAACGGCCAAAACATCCGCCGCAACCTGATACCCGGGTGTGGTCACATCAAACCCGTTCTCTGCATCCCCCAGAACCGTCGAACACGCCCGCTGATAAATCCGCCCCGACGGCTGATTGAGCATCTCAGTTAACCCCCGTAGTTCCGCCTGAAACGCCCCACCTGCGCGCGTGATCTCGCCTAAGGTGCCGCGAAACAGCACCAGCCGATCTTCAACCTCTGCCCAGTTCACCAACCAAGCCGTTACCCGCGCGCCGTCAAACCGCCCCGCCGCGATGTCTTCTTCCGAGATCGACGCGTCACTCAGCGCCCCCAAGGCTTCGCTGTTATCCACCGACAGACCCGTGCTCTGCTCAAGCACCCGCGCTGTCAGCCCCGTATCCGCCTTAAACACCGTATCCAAAAAACTCAGATCGCGGTCGTGATCGGTGAACCCAAGTATCTCCCCATCCTTACGCACCACCTGCCAGCACCGTGCTAAAGTCGTATGCCCACTGTTCAGATGCGCTTGAAACCTATCTGAGATACCCATCAAACACGCACCTCGATGACAGGCACATTCGGCACATCCCCGGCCTGAAAACTCGCCACGCTTGCGTGTATACGATCCGTGTCAAACCGCACCGGCACATCAAATTCAAACCCCGCCGTCACAAAATCATCCGGCCCCGGAGCCTGCGCCAGCGTCACCAGCCCACGCGCAGCATCCAATTCAAAATGCACGCCCTCGAATTGCTCTGCATCCCCGACCCCGATCTTCACCGATCCTTCTACGGGCTTCGCAATCGGCCGCTCGTAACGTTCCGCCCCCGACAGATAGGTCTTGGTCAAAGCGAACTCGACCTGCGTCCCATCCCCCTGCGCAATCACTTGATCGCGGAAATCCACGTCTTCGCCGGGCAAACAGCTTTTGAAATCCGCCCAGTCTTTCCAACGAAACCCATGCAACTGCCCCCGCCGCGCCTCAAAGAACGCCAAGAGCACCGCAATATCATCCAAAGACCGAAGCCCAACCCCCGCATCATATCGCCGCCGCGCATGCGCCCAGGGCGTGTTGCGCTCCTCATGTCCATTCGCCAGCGTCACAATATCCGTGCGCCGCTCTGGCCCGCCAACCGACCCGAAACTCAAGCTCGCGGGAAACCGTACCTCATGAAACCCCAATTGCCGTCCTCACATATTCCGTTGCCCGCGCCGGATCGCCCGGCTCACCTGCGCTGCGACTTGCCCCTTAGAACGCTCAAATCCCGCCACATCCGGCGTTTGCACATGCACCGTCACATTGACCGCACCACCTCCGCCAACACGCACTCCCAGCTTGCCATCAGACCCACGCGCCAAGGGCATAATCGCCTCTGGACCTGCTTCGCCCATCAGCCCCATGCCCCCACGCATCGGAAAGCTCACCGGACCGCTGACCACGCCACCATTGGCAAAAGGCATCACTTTTCCCTGCGAAAACGGCGCGCCATTCTCAAAGGGCAACAGCCCAACCAATTTGCCCACACCGCCTGCGACCATTGACCCAAGATGATCCGCAACTGGATTAACCGCGGCACTGTAAGCTGTTGAAATCACGGAACTCACAACGCCCCTAAGTGCATCCCCGAGACTGTCACCTTCCTTAACAACCCCATCAATCGCCCGCCGAATGCCCCGCTGCATGCCTTTCTCGAACGTCACCAGATCGCCGCCCACATGTTGCAGCCCGCCACGCAGCCGTTGCAGTTCACTGTCAAAGCCCGCGACCATCTGACCAGCCTGCGCCGCACTCAGATCAACCGCATCCAGCTGCCGCCCCAAATCACCCAATCCGTCAAAATCACTCATCGGTTTTCCCTTCATCTGGATAAGCCGCCAGCAAGGTATCCAGTTCCGCCCGCGCCATCGGAGCGACGCCTTTGGACTGCCCCAATATCAAAGCAAGCTCAGCCGGGGTCAGCGCCCAGAACTCGGACGGTCTCAGCCCCAGCCGCTGCAGACCCGCGCGCAACAAAGCCGCCCAGTCCATCCGCCTATCCCGCGTCATCCGGCACCTGAAACGCTCGTGCCAGCAGTTGCGCCGCCACCTGCGCCGCTGTCATCGGGCCGCCCTCAATCTCGGCGTTCATCACGTCTGAGGCCGTCCCGCGCCATCCACCACCACGCAGACCTGCCAGCAACAAAGCGATCACATCGCGCGACGCAAAAGCCCCGCTCTCAAACCGCTCGACCAGTTCAACCAAACCACCCGTGTTCAGCCCGTCTTCAAGCTCGGCCAAAGCGCCCAAGGTCAGCTTCAACACATGCCGCTCACCATCCATGACCAGCGCCACTTCTCCTGCCCAGGGGTTCGCCATGATCTAAGCAGCCACGAATGTCAGAACGCCCGCCGAGGCCAGTGACAGCTCATAGGTCGCCTCGCCATTATGGGTGCCTGCATACTCCAAGGCCGTCACCTGAAATGGCCCTTCGATGGTTCCAAAACCCGGTATAATCACCTGAAAATCCGGGATTTCACCGTCAAAAAAGATCTGACGCGCGCGTTCATCCGTGCCTTCATCCTTGAACACACCAGACCCCGAGATCGCCGCCGTCTTTACCCCCGCACCCGACAGCAGCTCTCGCCAGCCGCCCGTGCTTTCCAGCGACGTCACATCCACCGCTTCCGCATTGAAACTGATCCGGGTCGCCCGCAAACCGGCGATGGTCTGAAACGTCCCATCCCCCAGCATATCCACGCGGATCAGCAAATCTCTTCCGTTCTGAGCCGGCATCGCCACGCCTCCTTTTGATTAAATTCCGTCCTCAACCCGCGCCACAAAGCGCAGATCAATCCGCCGCAAGTTCGCGGCTTCTTCCCGGCTGGCAACCGCACGATCAAAGCGCATCGCCACCAGCGTCCCGCGCGCCAAAGCAAGGTTTTGGGTGTGCAACGCATCCGACACCGCCACGGCCACCGCCTTCGCCGTCGCAAACCCTGACACATCCGAAACCACAGACACCTGAAACCGATGCTCGGCCCCAACGCCCGTCTTGTCCGATTGATCGACCGCCACCTCTGGCCCAAGCGTCACATAAGTCGACGGGATCACCCCGCCCGGCAACTCGTCAAAGACCGCCGCCCCCACCAAACTGCTGACACCCGCATCGGCCAGCAACGCCTGATAGACCGCGCTCTGCAACGCCACCGCCACGCCGTAACTCATGCCGAGACCTCCTCGCGGGCAAAGCAGGTCAGATAACGCCCCTCAGCCCCCTGATCCGCCACAGCTACGATCCGAAACACCCGCACCCCCTCACGAAACCGCTGCCCTGCCTCAGGCCGCGCTGCTTGCCCAACCGGCAAAGCCCGCACCGTGATCCGGTAATCAACCCTCGCAGTGCCAACAGCCTCCCGCTCCCGATCCCGCCCAGTCCGCGGCTTTACCTCGGCCCATAGCGCGCCCAAAGCCGCCCATGTATCCGAAAAACCGCCAGCGCCATCACTCACTTGCTGCTTCGCTTCCAAGGTCAAAACGCGGTTCAAATTCGGGAGCCCCATCACACAGCCCCCACACCGATCCGCAATGGCCGGAACCGCTCTATCAGACTTGTGACACCAAAAGGCATACACCCCCGCGCCAAGGCCGTTTCCATCCGGTATTCGTAATAATGCGCAGCCAACAACAGCACCGCCTGCTGCAAATCCGCTGGAACATCCGCCCAGCTCCCATAGCCCGCAGTAAACGCAACGACCGCTTCACCACCCTCAGAGATCGCAGGCAAACACCCCGAAACCCCACGCACCTTCGGGCGATGCGTATCCGCTTCCAACCGATAGCTCTCTGCCGCCAGAACGCGCTCCGCACCCAAACGATCCCGCAAGATCACCGACGTCACATCCACCACCGGAGCCACCGGAAACACCAGCTCACCAACCGCAGACCAAGCTGTCACCAAAACCTCAAAACTGTTTGAGATCAGAACTTTACCCACACGACCTTCAACCGAGGCAATCGCTGCCCGCAGATACCCTTCGAGCACCGCATCCTGTAGCGTCTCTTCTCCAAAACCGGTCCCCAACCGCAGATGCGCCCGAAACTCTGCTAAGGGCAGATCCGCCACTGCAACCGATCCAGTCTCCACCAAACTCATCTGATGTGTCCTTCCTCAAGGCTCCCCTCCGCAACGGGCGCGCGCCGCGCGTCGCTCTGTCGGAGGGGAGCTGCCAGATCACGCGCACCCGGCGCACGCCCTGACGTGGCAACCCAATGCCGCCACGCCGCTTCACTGTTTCTTAGGAAACAGCGAACCGAAGCAGCTTAATCGCCGCAAAGTCGCTCACATCACCGCCCACACGCTTGGTCGCATAGAACAGCACGTGCGGCTTGGCCGAAAACGGATCCCGCAGGATGCGCAGGTCAGGACGTTCGGCAATCGTGTAGCCCGCTGCAAAATCACCAAAGGCGATCGCATCGGCCCCGCTCGCAATGTCCGGCATGTCTTCTGCAATCAGTACCGGATAGCCCAGCAGTCGCGCAGGTTCCCCTGCCGCCAAACCGTCCGACCAAAGGAACCGCCCATCCGCATCCTTCAGTTTGCGCACAGCGCCAGCGGTTCGGGAATTCATCACAAAAGTGCCATTGGCGCGGTATTCCGCCCCCAGCGCATAGACCAGATCAATCAACTCATCCGGCCCGTTAAACGCCCCGTCAGCACCCGTCGCCACATAGCCCAGATTGCCCCAGCTCCAGGCGCTTTCGGCAACGACCGTGTGGTTCAGAAACCCCGTCGGCTTATCCACCCCATCGCCATTCACAAAAGCGGCCGCTTCCGAGCGCGCGAATTTGTCGGCAATGCGCCCTGCAAGCCAGCCCTCCACATCAAAGGCGCTATCATCCAGCAAACGCTGCGACGCCTTCGGGAGTGCCGAGAGTTCGTTCAGTGGAATGGCAATGCGCTCAATCGCCGGCGTGGTGGTTTCAGTCGTATCCGCAACCTCGGTCGCCCAACCCGCGCCCGCTTCGGATCGGTCAATCAGCACGTCATAAGACGTCGCTTCCACCTGCACCACATTCGAAATCGCCCGGATCGACGCCATAGAAGACAACACCGAAGCAATCGCCTCAGAGGTGACGGGATCCACCAGATAACCGCCATCCGAATTGACCACGGTAGACAGCGCCTTCTCTTCAAGCGCCAGTCCACGCAGCCCGTCATCATCTCCCGTGCGCAGATAGGCCGCCATTGCTTTTTGGTGCGGAGCCTCTTCCTGCACCGCCATGCTCAACCCCGGACGCGCTGCCTGCGTCATCTTACGTTCCAATGTCATCATTCGCTTTTCCTGCTTCGCCATTTTCGCTTTCACATCACCCTGAAAGCCTTTGAATTCCCTAGAGAACCCAAGAACCGACGTTTTCATTTCCTCAACCGGAGACACAGCTTCCCCGTCCCGAGACTTCGCCTCAGCCATCCTCATTCCTTTCCTTGATGTCGCGCGGAGCTAGCCCGCCATTTCCAGCCGCATGGCCTCAATCGCTTGGGTCATTTCCCGCATATCTCGATCAAACGGTGCATCGCCTTTTGCGGCCACACGCGCCTCGGGCAACATCGGAAACGTCACCAAAGACACTTCCCAAAGCTCCACTTCCAACAACCGCCGCGCACCGCCATCTTTGATCGCCTGCTTCGTCCGATAGCCAATCGACAGCCCGTCAATCGCCCCAGCCTCAACCAGCGCCAAAGCCTCACGCCCCTGCGCAACATCCGCCAGCAAGCGGCCCTTCACGTACAAGCCGCGCGCATCCTCTCGGACCTCATCCCAGACCCCAATCGGCCGCGCCGGATCGTGCTGCCACAGCATTTTCACCGACCGCCCAGACGCCTTAAGCCGATCTAAAGACCCACCATAGGCCCCGCACGCCACCACATCGCCGCCCTGATCCGCCACATCAAACAGCGAAGCATATCCCGCGATCACAGCATCCCCCGAGACCTCGAGCCCCTCGCCGAACTGCATAAACTTCCGCTCTAACTCCATCCCATTCCCCTTCACGGCAACTGCATCAACGACGAAAACGCCTGTGCCAAAATCACCCCAACCACGCCGTAAACCGTCAACCACAGCCGCTTTTCCAAACGTTCAATCAGCGCCTCGATCCGGTCTAACCGCTTGTTCAGACTTTCAAACTGCAACTTCGCCACCCGCTCATGTGCTTCCAGCCGCAACGCAGGCGCGCAATCAAACGCTTCAAACCCCAACCGATCACCCATCAACACGCTCCGCAGGCAGCCCCAACAGCTGACGCTTTTCCGCATCCG